AAAACAGTCCTTATTATTATAAGTATAAAAAATACTACACAAAAATAGATAGTTCAAGTATTAACTGTACTTACGACATAACAGAAAACGGAGAACTAACAAACCCGAAGAACCTTTACAATATACCGAACGAAGTAAATAACTTTCAATATAAGAAGTTAGAAGAAATAGATAAACAACTAGACGATATGTACTGGTACGACAGAGAACTATTTAAACTATACTATTACGAAGCAAATACTTTAGATAGTTTAGCAAAGAAAACAGGAATAAGTAGAAACAGTTTGTTTACTACAATAGATAACGTAAGACAATTACTTAAAGAAAAGTTAAATGAAAATTCTTAATTTATACGCAGGTATAGGAGGCAATAGGAAAAAGTGGGGTAATAAACACGATATAACGGCAGTAGAATATAACGAAAGTATAGCAAATATATATAAAGACTTATACCCAAAAGACAATATTATAATAGGTGACGCACACGAATTTTTACAAAACAACTTTATGAATTATGATTTTATTTGGAGTTCACCACCTTGCCCTACACATTCCAGAATGAGATTTAAAGCATACTGTAATGGAAAAGGTAAGGCTTTGTTTCCTGATATGAAACTTTACGAAGAAATATTGTTTTTACAACAATATACAAAAAAAACTAAAATTAAATATGTTGTTGAAAATGTTAAAGGCTGGTATAAACCTTTAGTAGAACCCCAATCTATAGGCAGACACTACTTTTGGTCTAACTTAGAATTACCACCTATAAAAATTGTAAGTAATTCAACTGGTAACAATAAAGGTATGACTTTACAAAAAAAAATGCACGCTAAAGATGTTAATATTACTGAATGGCATAATTACAAAGGGGATAAAAGAACTTTGTTAAATAACTGCGTAGAAGCTGAATTAGGTAAACATATAATAAACCAAATAAATGAATAGGTTTTTCGTAAATAAAGAAGTCTATAAAGAACGTCTAGACACTTGTAGAAGTTGTGACGAATATTTTAAACCTACGGGATCTTGTAAATTGTGTGGTTGTTTTATGCGTATCAAGGCTTCTATAGGAATTATGGAATGTCCTAACGAATACTGGTTAGCGACGCAAGAGTACGAAGCACCTAAAGAAATACCTACACACCTAAAAAACGAAATAAAGGAAGTATGGAAACTAATAGACAACGGACGAATAAAAGACACAAAGAGTAAACAAAGACTAATAGAACTATATAATACAATACACGACACTACATACAGCGTAAATACAAATTGTAGTAGCTGTTTAAAAAGTATGTATTTATTTATGCAAGACGTAATTACTAAGATATGAAGAAACGTAAACTAAACTCTAAGAACCCACGCTACAAAAAGAAAAAGGAAGTTAAAGAGTATAAAAGGGTATTAAAGAAAGTAGGAAAGAATTTTAAAATGTATTTTTTATGGGAAATAAAATAAAAGGAAAAAGTAAACACTATTACGAGTTCGACAGGAACTTAGACAACGCTAAACAAAGTAAAGATTATCCTAACTGGGAAAATGTAACACCAACGAAAAAAGATGATAGAGTACCAGGATATTACAAAGGTAAGAACGGTTACGAAGCTAGGAAGGTATGCGATAACTTTAATTTACCCTATCACCTTGCGACAGCAGTAACTTACATATTAAGATCGTACCACAAACACGACACACCGATTGAATGTTTAACTAAAGCTAAGGCACACTTAGAATTTGAAATAGAAAAATATGTCGAAAATAATTAAAGGTAAATTAATAGGTCGTACTAAAACTAGATACGAAAAACCTTCTATAGTAAACGACTACGAAAATATAGAAGACAAAGTAATAACACTACCAGAAATAATAACAGAAGACTTCGGTTACGAGATGCACTTTGGAATACGTGAACTATCTACAACAAAAGAAAACTCGTACACAAATACAAAGTGGACACCATTATACAGAAAATGAAATATAAAAACATTAAGAACTTACTAAGAAAACAAATAGACAAAGGAGTAAAAACCTTATGGACGTTTGACGAAGAACAAAAAGAGTTCACACAGATATACAAGAACTACAATGACGGACTAACAATATACACACCGTTACAACTATTAGAATACCTATTAACGAAATGAAGTTTATTTGTAACGAATGTAGTAATACATTAGACATATATAAAGTAAAGTTTACAGCAACTACAGACGGTTTAGTATGTAAAGATGCTATATGTTGTGACGTTTATATGGAACAAGTAAGAACAAAAGAATACGAAGGTATACCAGAAATTAAACGAAACGAAGAACATTGTAAAAGCAGTAACTACGTTAAAGGACTTATGAAAGGTGAATAGAACACACGCACAAAACAAATATTATTTTAAGTGTATAGTAATACCCTTAGGTAACTACCTGGGCTATCATAAGTTTGAGATGCACGAAATACTAAAAGATTTGTTTATAGCAGATACAAGTAAAGAACTTAATACAAACGAATTTAAAGACTATTGCGAACAAATAAGGGTATGGTCTATGTCGGAGTTTAACTTTACATTAGAAGAACCCGAAACAAATAAATAAGACTTATTTATATTATATAGTAAGATTGGTTAATCAATTTATTTCAATTATGGATAAAAGAAAAAATAACGGCGGTGCTAGGAAAGGTTCAGGCCGTAAGAGTAAAGCAGAAGAACAGAAACTAATAGAGAACTTAACACCTATGAACGCTAAAGCTTTAGAGGCTTTAAAAGAAGGGTTAGACAAAAAGGAACAATGGTCGGTTAAATTATTCTTTGAATACTTCTACGGTAAACCTCAACAAAGAGTAGACGTAACAACAAACGACGAAAGTTTAAATATGCCACTAATAAACTTTATAGACACTGAACCTAAATAGTAAATACAATAATCTATTTACATCTAATTGTAGATATTATATAGTTACAGGTGGTCGAGGTTCTGGTAAGTCTTTTGCAGTTACTGTATTCTTAACACTACTAACTATGTCTAAAGGTGTTCGTGTATTGTTTACTCGTTATACTATGATTAGTGCACACCTAAGTATTGTACCAGAGTTTTTAGAGAAGATAGGTTTATTAGGTTTTACGAGTATCTTTAATATTAACAAGTCCGAAGTAGTCAATACTAAAACAAACAGCGATATTATATTTAGAGGTATTAAGACTTCTTCAGGAAACCAGACAGCAAGTCTAAAGTCTTTACAAGGTATTAGTTGTTGGGTACTTGATGAAGCAGAAGAACTAATAGACGAAAACACTTTCGATACTATAGATCTGTCAATTAGAGAAAAGGAAGTACAGAACAGAATAGTATTAATACTTAACCCTACAACAAAGGAACACTGGATATATAAAAGGTTCTTTGAAAACAGAGGTGTAGAAGCAGGGTTTAATGGTATTAAAGACGACATCTGTTATATACACTCGACATACTTAGATAACGAACACAACTTAAACGAAAGCTTCTTACAACGTATAGAAACAATACAACAAAACAATATAAAGAAATACAATCATAAAATACTTGGGGGTTGGTTAGATAAAGCAGAAGGTGTAGTATTTGAGAATTGGACTATAGGAAGGTTTAACCCTAACGGACTACAAACGTCTTGCGGTATGGACTTTGGTTTCTCTGTAGACCCAGATACATTAATAGAAATAGCTATAGACAAAACGAAGAAGAAAATATACCTTAAAGAACATATATACAGAAACGGGTTAAAGTCACACGAGTTAGCAAAGATTGTATTAAACAAAGTAGGTAACAAACTAATAGTAGCAGATAGTGCAGAACCTAGACTAATAGAAGACTTAAGACATACGGGAGTAAATATAAGACCTGTAAAAAAAGGAACAATAGAAAGTGGTATTACACGAATGCAAGACTACGAACTAATTGTAGATACTGACAGTATAAATATAGTTAAAGAATTAAACAACTATATATACGCAGACAAGGGTTCTAAGTTATACGTAGATAGTTTTAACC